GATCCACGCGCCGATTGGTACGACCATCGTGATTGAGCCGGGGTTGTACCAGGTGTTCCCGACCGGCGTCGCCTGCGCCCGGTTTGAGGTGTCGACGACCTCGACCTGCCACTTGTGCTGGCCGACAGGGAACCCGTACGGCGCCTTCGCGACCGAGAACCACACGTCGGTGATCGCGGCGTTCGCGAGGTCGTAGTCGGTGCCGCCGTACAGCGTGATCGTCCCGGCCGTGATAGCGACCACGATGAAGTATTTGACAGTTGCGGACTGCGTGCACTTCAGCCGTGCGCCAGGCTGGATGACCGTGGTCAGGTCGACGCTGATCGTGGCGACGAACACGGGGTCGTCGGCGGAGGAGTACGCGAGCGTCGCCGGTAGCGCGACCCAGCCGTCGGAGCGGACGAACAGCCCGGCGGCGGTGACCTCAGCCATGTTCGGCGGCGTCGTGTCCGGGTCGACGATCAGGTCGGCGGTCAGCACACCGTCGGTGACGGTGAGGTCGATGCTGTCGGTGTCTTCGATGCAGCTCATGGCGTCCCTTTCTACAGCACGATTGTGTCGGTCGCTCCGGTCAGCACGTTCTCGAACTGGACGGTCCGGCCGTTGCTGCCGGTGTCGAGGATGGTGATCAGGACGTCGCCGATCTGGATGGCGTCGCCGAACGAGACCTGCCCGGAGATCGCGCCGCCCGTCTCCAGCCTTTCGAGGCGGTCGCCGATCTCGCGGAGCATCTGCTTCAGCTCGTCGCCCTGGACGGGGATGTCGCGGTAAGCCATCAGCCCGTCGTCCCGAGCGGCTGGAACGTGAGCGTGACCTTCTCCCCGTCGGGGGCGGCCGCGGACACGGCGACCTTCTGGAGCCGGTAGCTGCCGCTGACGGGGATGCACGTCTCCGAGAGCGCGAGTTCGCAGACGGCCCCGGCGACGAGGTCCTCGATCGCGAACGGCGCGGTCGGCGCGAGCACGCAGTTCTCGACGGCGACGACCTCCTCGGTGAGCGCGGCCCTCGTCTGCGCCGCCGCGAGCGCGGCGGAGTTGTCCTCGATCGTCGAGACCGTCGCAGACGACTCCAGCAGCCCGTCGAGGTCGGCTGCGGCGGGGTCGCTTGCGTAACCGTAGACGGTGTCCCCGGCCGCGCCGCCGCCGTTGCCGCGGACGAGCCACGCGTTCGCCTGCGCCGTCCCGTCAATCCGGGGCGTGGGCGGCGTCGCGAAGTGGCCGTCTTCGAACGTGCCGATGCTGGCCGTGGGCACGACCGTGCCCCCGACGAGGACTGTGCGGGCGACGGCGGTGTAGTCGACGCCGATGTTCGCGAGGTCGCGCAGCTTCGGCCCGGCGATCAGGTGCTGCACCGCGAGCAGCGACATGGTGCCGTCGACGCCGCAGGGACTGGTCGAGACGGACAGGCCCGGCGACGGGTCCGGGGCCATCGCGTCGTCGCTGATGTCCTGGAAGATCGTCGCGAGGTCGGTCGGCACCGCGTACTCGTGGTCCTCGTGGATCAGCCGGTGGTCCCACCAGGCGGTGAGGTCGCGTGCGTCGATCGCGAACTGGTCGGGTGGCGCCTTCGGCAGCGTGATCGGGCCGACCCAGACGAGCGCGCCGTCGCGGTAGAGCGCGAGCTCGTGCCGCCACGGCCGGATCCCGGCGAGCTGGGCGCAGCAGTCGTCGGGGTAGCCGTTCGCGAGCATCTTCGCCTCGCTGGTGTCGTCGAGGACGCGCGACCACTCCAGGTTCGTCCACGGCAGCGCGGCGACGACCGCGCCGCCGCCGCGCTCCAGCACAAGCGCCTCGTAGGTGCCGCAGCCGAGCTGCCCTCCGCCGCTCGACCACGGGCGGGCGGCGTCCTCGACGGGGCCGACGACGTTGGAGGACGCGGTCGCGTCGTCGGCGAGGTTGAACGCGGTGACCTGGCAGCGCAGGAACCGTGTGCGGTCCGCGATCGTCGCGGTGTAGCTGTTCGAGGTCGCCCCGGCGATGTTCGTCCAGTCCGTGGCGCCGTCGGGGGAGCGCTGCCACTGGTACTCGTACCCGGTCGCGGGTCCGGTCCAGGTGCCGGTCGAGCAGGAGATGGTGTCGCCGACGCGCATATCAGGCGGCGACGGGCGCGACGGTGTTCACGGGGGGCACCTGATAGTCGGCGGTGACGGCGGGCCAGACCATGAGGGCGCTGAGGCCGAGCGACCGGAAGTCGGGGTCGTCGTCGGGGAGCGCGTGCACGGCCGCGAACTCCGCGTCGGTTAGCGAGGGCAGGAACGCCATCCACAGCACATTGGAGTCGATCCAGCGCTCGTTCCCGACGGCTCGGCGCCCGATGTCGAACGTGCTCGCCGCGAGCGCAGGGATTCCGCCACCGGCGGCCGCGATCAGGGCTGCGCCGTCGACGCCGATCCTGACCTGTGTTGGGGTCCACACACCCGCCAGCGTCTTCGTCGCGCCCAGCCCAAACGTCTGCGCCGCGCTGAGAGCCGCCCCCTGACCTCCTACGGTTGCCGCCCGAACCATCCGCCACGTGTCCGCGCCGACCTCGTAGTCGAGGAGAAGCAGGTTGTTCGAATCGTCTTCCCACCACCACAGTGCGAGCGAGTCCGCAGCATGCGGCGCGCTGGTGGCCGTGAACCCGGTCAGGATGCGCGCGACGACCGCCCCCTGCGTCTCGTCGACGATCGAGGCGACCGGGCATGTAAGGCGAGCGGCGGCCCGAGTCGCGGTTGCTCCGTCCGTCTCCACGTACGGGGTGGCGAGCGGCTGCGCCTCTACCTGGACGCCGTCGACCACAAGGATGTTGCCCGCGACCACGGCCGGGCTCGTCAGGAGCGGCCGCATCGTCGCCGCACCGGCCGGAGCAACAGCCGTGACGCTGAGGCGAGAGGATCCATCCTTGGTCGCGGCGAGGGCGACCGTGGGGCTGACGGAGGTGGAGCCGACCTCTGTGCCGCCGCTGTCGTACCACCGGATGCGGAGAAACGCGCTGAGAAGGCTGGGCGACCAGAGGTGCGCCGAGAAGGTGTAGGTCGTGCCAACGACGACCGGGACGCGAGTGCCGCTCTTTAGAAACAGCGAGACGGTCCCGGCTCCGGTGCCGGTCGCGGTGAGGACCAACGCCCATGAGCCGAACTTCGCACCGTGCGCGTTCGAGCGCGCGAAGGTGGCGAAGTTGCCCTCGTTCGCGACGCCACCCGCGTCTGACTCGTAGCCGCCCTGCGTGTGCAGGTTTGTCGTCGCCTCCCAGATCCCGAACCCTCGCGGCGGCGTCAGCCCGTCGCCCTGGACGCCGAGCGCGCGGACCGCGTCGGTAATCGGGTCGCCGGTGACGGTCAACGCGGGCATCTCAGCCCTCCCTGACCTGCGTGTCGAGGATCACGTCGACGGTGCCGGTCGCGCACGGCACCGACGGCCTTGCGCAGAAGCAGGTGATGTCGTCGCAGTCGCGGATCTCCAGCCACTCGATGCCGCCGCTCCCCTCCAGCACGACGAGGTCGGTGCCGTCGGAGACGTTGCCGTCGGCGTCGGTGACGGTGATCAGGTGCCGGGCGGAGTCGACGACGACGGTGGAACCGGCCTCGATCCCGGAGATCTCGATCGACAGGTCGGCGGTGTCGGGGCCGGACCCACCGGGGCAGCTCGCGTACGCCTCCAGCGTGATCGCGCCGAACCCGTACTGGGAGAAGAGTGTGAACACGGCGCCGAGGACGCCCCGCGTCGGCGGCTCGACGGTGCAGCATTCGGCGTCGCCGTCGGGGGAGCCGAACAGGAAGTCGCAGATGCTGGTGCACTCGGTCTCCTGGACGATCACGACGTCGTAGCACTCAACCGGCGGCTTATAGAGGAACGGGTTCCCGGCGGCCATCGTCCACTCCACGATGACGAGGTCGCGGCACCCGGCCATCGCGTCGGCGGGGGATCCGGGCGCGCGCTGCTCGACCTCGCGGGGTCCGTCGATCAGGGCGACGTCGTAGCTGATCCACTCGCCCTGGTCGTCGTCGGAGCAGTCGTCGGGGGGACAGACGAGCCGGACGGCGAGTTCGCAGGTGGAGCAGGTCGCGCACGCGCTCGCCTGCAGCGTCTGCGTGAGCCAGCGGAGGCCGTACTCGGCCCCGGCGTCGTCGGCGGACACCATGGCGGCCCGGAACCTCCAGGTGCGGTAGCCTCGGTGCTGCGCGCCGAAGATGCCCCCGCCGAGTGAGTTGATCCTCTGCGCAACCGACCGGGTGATCGTCGAGTCGTACCCGTCGATCCCGAGCATGACGAGGCCGAGGAACGTCGCCGACCCCGCCTCGGCCGGGTCGTACCAGGGGGCGGGGTCGGAGGCGGGGCTGACGAACGACGCCGGGGTGCAGCCGCTGCCGAGTTCGTCGGCGCGGTAGAGGACGGAGCAAAGTTCTCCGTCGCCTAGCTCCCAGTGGCCCTGCTGCGTGTTGCCGAGGCCGTTGCGGAGGTACTCGACGGTGCGGGCGGCGTTCGCGACCTCGACGTCGCAGAAGCGGAGGAACGGGAGCGGGCCCTGCTGGCTCACCGGCGTGCGGCCATCGCGATCTCGTTCGGGGACTCGGCGGCCTCCACCGTTTCGCCGTTGACGGCGACCTGCACGAGGCGGCCGTCGGCGGCGAGCGCGGTCTGCCGCCGCAGTTCCTCCAGCACGTCGGCCTGCAGCCGGACGAGCGTGCCGAGCGGCGCGAGGGCGCCGGTCAGCTGCGGCACCCCGGACGCGCCGGAGACGCCGCCGAGCCCGGGCAGGCCCGCCCCGGCGAGGGAGGCGGCGAGCGCCCCGGCGACGAGGCCCGGCTTCAGGCCGTCGGCCAGGAACCCGGCCCAGTTGATCGGCTTCGACAGCGGCCCCTTCTCGGCGGGGGAGTGCGGCAGGTACTTGGCGAGGATCCCAGCGAGGTCGGCGGCGGCGGCCTCGACGGCCGAGAACGACTCGCGGATCCCCTTCGCGAACCCGCTGCCGAGGTTCTTCCCGGCGGTCTTGTAGTCCGGCCCGAACGAGGTCTTGAACAGCGCCTGGATCCGCGCGTTGATCTTCTTCCACTCCTCGGGGTGGAGCGCCAGCTGCTTCTGCAACGTCTCCAGCATCATCCCGAGGTGGAGGCCCTGCAGTTCCCGCTCGCTGGTGTAGTTGAGCACCTCGCGGTCGTAGGTGCGCTGCAGTCCCGCCTGGACGGCCTCGAAGCGCTGCTCGATCGCGGCGCGCTGCTGGTCGTAGAGGCCCTGCGCGAGCAGGCGGCTCTGCTCCAGCTGCCGGTCGGCCTCGGCGCGCTCGGTCTCGGCGCGGCGGCGGAGGTCGGCGTGCTCGTCGTCCAGTTCCATCTCGCGCATCTGGCGGCGGACGTCGGCGAGTTCCTCCAGCCGCCTTGTCTCTGCCTCCAGCTGGTTGCGGGCGAACTCCTCGTCTGTGTCGCTCTCGCGTCGCGCGACGGTGGCGGGCCTGGACAGCGCCTCGGCCTTCTCCGCGAGCTGCGACCGCCGCAGCGCGAGGTCGGCGTCCGCGCGGGCCTGCTCGAAGTCGCGGAGGGCCTTCTCGGCGGGCGTCAGTTCCCGCTGCAGCGCGTCGATCCCGGACATGATCCCCGCCTGCTGCCGGTCGAGGGCCGCGATGGCGGCGGCCATCGGGCCGGTCACGAGCCGCTTCACCTTCGAGTCGAACGCGGTCTGCATCCTGGCGAGCTGCGCGCTGGTGGCGGCCTCGAACGCGCGGATCCCGTTGGAGCCGAGCCGGGAGAACGCGTCCGAGATCAGCCCCTGCTTCGACTGCACGGTCTCGCGGAGCCGTTCCAGCGCGGCCCGCACCGAGTCCTTCATCTTCTTCGGGAGCTCGCCGATGCCGAGCAGGAACCCCATGATGATGCCGTCCGCGACGGGCTTGCCGATCTCCTTGGCCGCGTGCTCCTCGGCGGTCGAACCGAGGTGCCCGCGCACCCATCCGATCGCGCCGCTGACCTTGTCCTTGATCGACGAGGCCACGCGGCTGAACAGGTTGCCGAGGCCGCTGAGGACGCCGGACGTGATCGCCTGGCCGATCGCAGCGGCCGCCGCGCCGATCGGGCCTGCGAGGAGCGCGATGGCGGGGCTGAGGCCGCCGATCTTGTCGAGGATCTTCTTGACGAAGTCCGCGACGGCCTCGACGAGTCCCTGGATCGCGTTGATGACCGCGCTGATCCCGAGCACCTTCACGGTGAACCGGGTGAGCGCGCCCAGCTTCGCGAACGCGGCCGAGACGACCTCCTCCAGCTTCTTCAGTCCGGCGCCGACGAGTCCGGGGAGCCGGGTGAGGACGGCGAGCATGACCGACGCGATCTTGGGGAACTGCTTCTCGACGGCGCCGGTGATCGCCTGGATGGCGTCGTCCCACACCTTCCCGAGCGTCGTCTTCAGCAACCGGCCGACCGGGGCGACGATCTTCCCGATACCCCTCCCGAACACGGCGATGATGATGGCGAAGACGAGGTCCCAGTTCCTCACCCAGAAGCCGATGTCGACGATGGTCGCGATGGCCGACAGCATGGCGGCGGCGATGCCGGGTCCCATGTTGCGGCCGATCGTGTTCCAGTCGATCGCGTCCGTGAGCCGGTTGAGCGACGCCGTGATCTTCTTCGCGGACTCCAGCGTCCTGCCGATCGCGGCGGCGATGTTGTCGCCGATCGCCGTGCCGACGACTGCCCAGTCGACCTCGGAGAGCCTGACCGCGAGCGCGTCCGCGATCCCCGACGCGCGCCCCCACACGTCGCCCCACGGGACGGCCGCGATGGCGTTGCCGAGCATGACCGCGACGGACTCGCCGACCCCGACGGCGCGCGCCCACACCGCCTGCCAGTCGATCCCGGCGACGGCCTCGCCGATCTTCCCGGCGAGGGCGGCCCCGGCGGCCTGCACGCCGTCCCAGATGATGTTCAGCTTCGCGCCGAACCCCTTGGCGGCCATGAACGTGTTGACGTGCTCCTGTATTCGAGGCAGGAAGTCCACGAACCGCTGCATCCCCTTCACGGCCATCTCGAAGAAGGGGCGCAGGACGGTGCCGCTGAGGATGTTGAACGTGTCCTTGATCGTGGACAGCAGCCCCGCGAACGAGTGCGACTGCTTCTCCATCATCCCGCCGAACCGCTTGTTCATCCCGGACACGACCGCGTCGATCGTGGTCTTCGAGTCGATGGCTCCCTTCTCGACCAGCTTCATCGCCTCGGGGATCGACTTGCCGATGGCGTCCGCGAGCATCTTCCAGGCGGGGATCCCCGCCTCGGACAGCTGCAGCATCTCCTGCGCGGACGCCTTCCCCTTCGCCTGGATCTGCCCGAGCGCGCGGGTGACGTTGTTCAGCACGTCGGCGCCCCCGCCGAGTCCGGCGACGGCGTCGCCGATCGCGGTCATGGTCGGGATCACGTCCTTGGCGGCGAACCCCATCGCGAGCAGCTTCTGCGACGACGAGACGAGGTCGGGGAACTCGAACGGCGTCTTCGCGGCGAACGACTGCAGCTCGTCGAGGAACGCCTTCGCCTTCTGCCCGGACCCGAGCATCGTCGTGAACGCGATCTGCGCCTGCTCCCGCATCGAGTTGAACTTCATCCCGGCGACGCCGACCGCGCCGCCGAGGATGCCGACGCCGATCGTCGCGGCCTTCAGGCCGGTCGCGATGGCGGCCCCGGCGCCGGACGCGATCGAGCCGAGGCCGCCGAACGCGGACTTGACCCCGGCGTGGGTCTCCGCCTTGAACCCCTTCATCTCGGGGCGGACGCGCACGAACGCGGAGGCGATCTCCCCGGCCACGCTACGTCCTCAGCTGCCTCAGCCGCGCCATCATCTCAGCGACCCCTCGACTCTTGCCGACGTCGACGTTCGGGACGCCGCCGGGCGCAGGCGACCGCCCCTCGACGGGGCGGACCGGCTCGGCCTTGGCGTTGAGCAGGTCATCGACCTCGCGCCGTTCGTCCTCGTCCTTGAACTCGACCAGGGCGGCGTAGGCGACGTTGCAGAGCTGGCGCATGCTGAGGTCGTCGATCCCATGCTCGCGCCCCGCTAGGAGGAGTCTCCCGTCAAGGTCGTTACGGTTCCGCCGGGCCCACGCGTGGAGGGCGAGGGCGGCTGTGTAGGGCGGCCGGTCTCCTCCTCCACGAGCCACTGCACCATCTCCTGCATATCGGCGAGCGACAGCGGGTCCTCCTCGCGCTGGCGGAGCGCGCGATAGCGGTCGTGGCCGCCGTCGGCGTCCTCGATCAGGTCGACCACGATCCCGTCGATCAGCTCCAGCGTCTCGGTCGCCGCCGTGGTCTCCTCCAGCTTCTCGTACTCGGCGAGCACCTCGGGGCGGACGCCGACCTTGCGGACGAACGTCTCGCCGCCGATCTTGAACGAGCGGTCGGCCTGCCGACGCTCCTCCCTTACCTGATCGAAGTCCTTCACTGTGGTGCTCCTTTCTGTTGCGGGGTCAGCGCGCCGCCTCCAGGGCAGGGCGAAGGAACGGGTACGCGGGCATGCGGCTGGTGCCGAGCTCGACGTAGGGGGCGTAGTGGACGGCGGTGCCGATGTCCGCGTAGGGGCTGAGGCCGTCCTCGCCGAGCCGCCACGTGATCGAGCCGCGCAGCCTGCCGGTGCGGACGTTCGGGCCGGGCCTGCCGGACGCGTGCTGCTTCGCGGAGGTCTCGACGCGGATGGCGCGCTTCGCGACGTCCTGCATGACGGGGCCGCGCAGCAGCCTCTTCATCTCGGACTCGTTGAACCGGAACGACCCGATCGCCGACGCCATCTCCGCCCTTATCTGGAACGCGCTCACGGCGTCGTCCTGTAGCCGTCGAGTTGGACGCGGACCTGCATCTGCCACCCGGCGCAGCCCCCGGCCGCGTTGAGCGCGACAGCGGGGTCGAAGAACACCTCGCGGGTCTTCGGCCCCCACAGCGACCCGGCCCGCTTCAGCGTCGCGATGTGGTTCCAGATCGCCCAGACGTCGCCGAGCAGTTCCTCCGCGGACGCGTCGAGGTCGGCGGCATCGGGGAACCCGGTCGAACCCTCCGGGACCGTCGGGGTGCACCGGATCACGGTCGCGGTCATCGTGACGAGGTTCAGCAGCACTCCGTCCTGGATCCGGTGGCCTGGCTGCAGCGGCGGCGCCAGCGGCTCCGTGTCCGCCGGGGCGGGGCCGCCCGCGTGCACGGTCAGCTGCGGGCAGCAGTCCCACGCCGGGGGGCCGGGGCTGACGAACGCCCTGTCGATCGGACCCGCCGGGGCGTCCAGGAGCGCGTCCGCGCTCGCCTGCAGGAACTCGCGGCAGAGGGCGTAGAGGTCACCGGCGGCCATCAGGCCGCCCCGGCTAGTCGGGGGAGGGCGAGATTCGGCCGCCGCAGGCGCACCGTGCGGCGCGTACGGCGAAGATGTCGCCCCGTCCGGCGTCCGGGCCGCACGGCCGCGACCGGGCGGGGGCGGGCCTTACACGCGCCCGACGCCGCGAGCCTCAGCCGGGCGAGCGCGGCACCCCTGCCCGCGAGCGCGTCCTCCCGGACGCGGGCCGCGTTGAGGCCGTTCCCGTGTCGGGACGACTGCATCCACGCGCCCACGTAGGCGCGGGCGGGCGATCCGGTCAGCGGGCGGTCCTGCACGCCCCCCATTCTGGCACGGGGGGCGGCTGGCGGCCTCACGCGGCGTGAGGCGGCGTTTTC